GTTCTTATACAAACCCAATCACTAAACAAAAGTTCTTTTCGCAAACTTGGCCTGCAAGTACTTTGGCTGGAGATGCAGTAGCTATTGTTGCCGACGATCCTGATCAGGTATTCAAAATGGTAGCTATCGCTTCCGGTACCGCTTTGGGTTCTGTTGCAATCCCGATGATCGGTCAAAATCTGCAATTGGCACGTACTTGGCAAGCGGGTACCGGTTCCGCACAAGCAGGTAACGTCAATAACGGTGATTCATATTTGGCTGCCGCGTCCCCAACAGCTTTGAGCACTGTCGCACAGTCCCCATTGCGTGTTGTTGGTTTGGTTCCAGACACATCGTATGCGGTTTCCGCAGTAGCCAACGTAGTAACAGCAAGCACCACAATCACTTTGCAAGGTTCCGGACTGCCAAGCGCAGTATTGCAAGGCGCTGATATTGCGTATGTTGCTCCTAACGGCCAACTGTACGAACTGGGTGCATTCTTAACCAGCGCGTATGCGGCAGGTACTACGACTTTGGTCGCAAACGTTGCAATCACAATCCCAGTCGGATCGGTACTTGTATTAACAAACTACCCAGAAGTTCTGGTCAAGTTCAACCAAGGCACACACGGATACTACTATCCAGTGAGTGTATAAGGGGTAATATAAAATGGCTATCTCACGCGCACAACTATTAAAAGAACTCTTACCGGGCCTGAACGCATTGTTCGGTCTGGAGTATGCTCGTTACGGCGAAGAGCATAAAGAGATTTATGAAACCGAAACGTCCGAACGTTCGTTTGAAGAAGAAACCAAACTTTCCGGCTTTAGTGCCGCTCCTGTCAAGGACGAGGGTACTGGTATTGCTTACGATAACGGTCAAGAAGCATGGACTGCTCGATACAACCACCAGACAATCGCTTTGGGCTTTGCAATTACCGAAGAAGCGATTGAAGATAACCTGTATGACTCGCTGTCTGCACGTTACTGCAAAGGCTTGGCCCGCGCAATGGCGTACACCAAGCAAGTAAAAGCTGCTGCAATTCTGAACAACGGCTTCAATGCTGCTGTTGTTGGTGGCGACGGCGTTGCTTTGTTTAGTTCTGCTCACCCACTGGTCAACGGCGGTACCAATGCCAATACCCCAGTAACCCCGGCAGATCTGAATGAAACCGCACTGGAAGCCGCAGTTATTGCTATTGCAGGCTGGACAGATGAACGTGGTCTGTTGATTGCAGCTAAACCGAAAAAGCTGATTATTCCTCCAGCCTTGATGTTTGTTGCTACTCGTCTGTTGGAGACCGAACTCCGTGTTGGTACCAATAACAACGATGTCAACGCAATCAAAAACAACGGTTCCATTCCAGAAGGCTACACAGTCAATCACTTCTTGACCGCGACAAACGCATGGTTCCTGACCACTGACGTTCCAAACGGTTTGAAGCATTTTGAACGTGTCGCTTTGCAAAATTCAATGGATGGTGATTTCGATACGGGCAACGTGCGTTACAAGAGTCGCGAACGGTATTCATTTGGGTGGAGCGATCCCCTCGGTGTATACGGTAATTATTGATTTTAGTAATAAAATCAAGCACTTAGAGAGGCCCTTCGGGGCCTTTTTCTATTTTGACACACGTAACGTGCGATATAAACTTCGTGGGCGGTATTCGCAGGACTGCGAAATATATTTGATATTCTCCGTACATAGAAAAGCAGCAAAAGCCGCAGCGCTTAAAGCCCGGTGGGCCGACCCCGAATTCAAAGCGATGATGTTGGCCGCGCGGCAAAAGAAAAATAGTGTAGAATCCTAAAATACAAACGTCCTATGGGGGCTACTATGGCAACGAAACGCAATATGCAGCTAAAAGCGATACCGATGCGATCCGTTTGCGGAGACTGCATAGACTATGCACATTTAGCAGGAAACGAAGGTATTTGCTTACACAGCCCCCCAGTAGTTTTTTTGGACACCGACGGAACGGCCTACTCCCTGCGCGCAGAAGTAGAGCGAGACTGCATGTCCTGCCGCCAATTTATACCCGCTAGGAGTAACTAATGGACGCCAAACTCATTGAGTTTGCAACGGTACGCCAACTAGAATATCTTGAAGCTGTGGAAAAGTACGGCTCACAAAGAGCCGCCGCTAAAGCTCTAGGCGTTGGAAAAACTTCTTTACAAGAATCGCTGGCTTTGCTAAATAAAAAAGCCGCAGCAAAAGCTTACTCGCCAAAGCACAATTTGGTAAACCCCGTACCAGATCCGTTTTACGCTAAAGGGTATTCTCAGTACTACGATAAAGACGGTAAACCGGGCGGCCAATGGATAAAAGCCGCAGTAGATGTAGACCGACAAAAAGAAATAATGGAATCCGCGCTTAAAGCAATGTGCGAAGAAATTCCAAAAGCTGCCCCCATCGTAGAACCTATCACCCCTTCCAATTCCCTTTGTAATCTCGTTGTTTTTACCGACTACCATTTGGGTATGCTTGCGTGGCACAAAGAAGGCGGCGCTGATTGGGATTTAAAAATAGCAGAAGCACTATTACTAAAAAGTTTTATATACCTGATAGACAATGCGCAACAAGCCAGCATGTTGGTGCTGTGCCTTCAAGGCGACTTTCTGCATACCGATGGGCTACTACCCCTTACCCCCGCGCACAAACACGTCCTAGATGCGGATGGGCGGTTTCCAAAGATCGTCGATGTCGCAATAAGAGTGATCAGAAAAATGTTGGCCCACGCGCTGGCGACACACAAGCGCGTACATTTAATTGTGTGTGAAGGCAACCATGATGAAATCGGTTCGATGTGGATGCGAAAAATGTTTTCCGTGTTATACGAAAACGAGCCGAGACTGACTGTTAACGAGTCTGAGTTGCCGTTTTATGTTTTTCAGTGGGGCAAAACCATGTTGGCTTTTCATCATGGCCACAAAGTAAATAACGGGGATTTGCCAATACTGTTTGCTTCTAAATTCTCCGTTATTTGGGGCGTAACAACAAAACGCTACGGGCACTGTGGGCACCGGCACCACTCAGAAGAAAAAGAACATTCGGGAATAATTATTCAACAACACCAAACACTGGCGGCCAACGATGCCCACGGCGCAAGACACGGCTATATTTCAGAACGATATGCAAACCTGACGACGTACCACAAAGATTTTGGTCGCACGGGAACAGTTAGTGTTTGTCCAGAAATGTTTGTTGACAATGAAAATAAATAGCGTATATTAGTTCTATCTGGGAAAACTACTCTTATCATGACTGCCCCAGCAGACGATGCAACGACAGATAAGGGAGCCTTTGCATAGGAAAATATCATGGCACGTACAGTCTTCGATGGCCCAATTTTGTGTGGATTAAACCGCATGGGCCCAACACGCGACGTAGGTTATACCGACCTTGTTCAAACGTGTGATTTTAACTTCACCAACACCATTTCTGGCACAGCAGGATACTCTGGCGCATCTGCGCAGTTTGTTTGGGGTAACGCAATCCCTAACGTTCCCGGAAATCTTTATACCCCCCAAGCAGGGGCGTTTAGTGCTGCTGGCCCAACGATTGTGGCCCCCACAGCCGACACCGTAGGTACTGCGGGTAACTTATACCGTGGCGCGGTTATGTATCTACCCGCTGGCGCGAGCATCAACGACATTCTTATTGACTGCGGTGTTGTACCAACGATTTCTGGCGGTACTATCGGAACGATTACTGTCGGTGTAGGCAACCAATTTAACGGTACGCAGTACGCATCGGTCGCATCTGTTTCTGCAGTAGGTCGGCAATCCCTGGCGGCTTTTACTGACGCTCAATATGTTGCGCAGTCCAGTACCACACAAGACTTTCAAAATCCTGTAATTGGCCAACAACCGACATGGTTTTCGCAAGTTGTGTTTACCGTCACCATTCCTTTTACAGTAGCTCAGGGTGTTTTGACTGCGGGTAAATTTTATTTTACCGTTCGGTACAGTCAGGCAGATGGAAATATTGGTACTGCGACTGTGTACCCTAACGGAAATTTTGACTAATTAGTCTGAGGGGCTTCGGCCCCGATTTTTGGAGATTAAGATGTCAAATTCCACAGGTTTAGGAAAACCCAGTTCTGTAACGCAACGCGGAAGAACCGAACCGTTTGAACTACAAATATCGCGGCAAGATATTGCGCTACACTACCAATTTGAAGTGGCTGGTTTTTCTAGTGCAGTAGGAAGTACTACACCGGGACCTGCATGGGAAGGTTTGACGGTTTCCGGCGGCTTGTACGCGTATCCGGGTAGTGCTGTTGTAATGACTTTTGTATCGACAAGTGTGGCAGATACGATGCAAGTACAGATCAACGGTCTGGATACCAACTTCAATATGCAATCCGAGGTAGTCACGTTAAACGGAACAACCAACGTCAATACTGCAAAAAGCTATTTGCGGGTTAATTCAATAATGACTTTGGGCGGAACAAACGCGGGAACAGTAACTTGCAAAAATGGGGGCGTAACATACGCGCAAATGAACATTGGCGTAGGACAATCGCAGATGTCTGTTTTTACTG